CTCTGACTGATACTGGCTAGCTGACTTAACATTTGCCTTGTCTTCTTCCCTAGCTTTCATAAAGCCTTCAAAGTCAACCTTAGGCAACATCATGCTTGCTCGTTTGCGCCTAGCTTCGTCTAAAGCTGTAGCGCCTCTTTCTAGGTTACTCATAATCAACCGCCTCTCTAATTCGTTCGTAAGCTAACTGTAAACGCTGTAAGTCAGTTTCGTCAAGCGGTTTATTTTTCTTTAGCTCAAACGCTGCCAGGAGAACTATTTGCGACTCATACTTAATCGCTTCTAAGATGTCTGTGGCGTAAAACTTCTTCTTAACTGGCGCTTTGTGGTGTACCTGCTCTGGAAACAAGTCACCTATGTCAACACCTATTGCCCCGACAACATCAACAGCACTGCACCCAGCAAAGCAATGCAATAGTATGTGGCCGTCTGCTTCCTCTTTAATGGATAGGCTAGGGCTTCTGTCATCGTGAGCTGGGCAACACGCCAAATAAGAGTTGCGACCAGTAGACTTAACCTTGTTTAATCGGCCTAATAGATTGTTGATCATTATAAAGCCCTATCAATCATGTCTTGCAAACTATCTTTTTTTGGTTTTTCTTTTTCTACCCATGACGCATCAAATCCAGCCCATCCACGCTCACAACATCTAATAATTGCTTGCTCTGGAGTCCAGTCTATTTTTTCAGCTTCACGAACAATAGCTTTAAAGGCTCTTTCAGTAACGGGCTTCTTTTTACCTCTAATAGCTTGCCATTCTTCAAATAATTCTTCAGGAATAGGTGGAATATATTTAATCTCTTCTCTTCTCTTCTCTTCTCTTACCTCGGATATTCTAGGGACACTCTCGGGACATTCTCGTGATAATTGATATCTCCTTGAATCTCTTAGAATTTGTTGAGTGTATTCGTCTGCTCTAGTTGCCATTTTTAAACAGCTAATTACACCGTCAATATCTTCAAATAATTCTAATTCAACCATGTAAGTCATAATATGCTGAACTAAATCGCTACTTAACTTAAAATCATCAGCAATCAATTCTGCATCGTGTTCTAGCTCAAAGGTTAGGTTATGCTTTTCAACATTCCTGGCAATCAGCTCTAAACAATACCAATATATGCCGTAACCTTGAGCGCCATACTTTAATCTTAGTTTTTTTAGCTTAGCATCGTTACTTGCATCTGAATCATGCTTAAACCATTTCATTTGTTTTCTCCAAAAAAAAGGGCTGCTACCTAGGTGGGACTAGCACCTAAATAACAACCCTTGACACCAGAGGCATCATTAATTGCGACCTCTAGTCCAGGCCATTAATCATACCACTACCAACATGCTACCACAAATGGCATTAAAAGTCAAGGTATATATGCTTTAAATAATTATAAAATAATTGCAAATAATGCTTGACAGCTTCCAAGTCTGGAATATAATGGACACATCAACAACGCAAACGGAGAAACAAAATGTACACATACACACACATAACAGCTAACTTTTACGCAATATCAAAAAATGGCAAAGCTTACAAAGCAGTATTTTCAGAAGCTCACGCAAAATTGTTTTGCAGTAACTTAAACAAATAACAGGGCGCAAGCCCTTATAGGAGATTAACATGAATTTAGATACAGCAATTATTTACAGCTCAAACCCAGATCTACGAGGCAAAACATTTGATGTGTACTGGGAATTATTAGAAGGTCAATCAAAAGTTATGATCCCTGATGATATTGTTGTTAAATCTTTAGAAAAACAAGATGACGCAGAAAATCTTTTAATTGGTTTAGATGCACAATCTGTTAAAGATGTAACTCGTTCTGTTTACGATGTAGTTATCAAACGCCATTTAGCTAATTACATGAGCCAATTTACACCTGAGCAACTTCGTGCAAATGATAACGCTGTAGCTGCTTATAACACTTCAAGGGGATGGACAAATGACTGATTACAAAAATTACAAACCTAAAACAGACCTTACACCATGGATAGAAGGCATTTGCTTTGTTGGTGTAGTCTTATTGTCAATTTTCTTATACTTGTTATTGGTGGCTTAACATGACATTTCCTAAAAACATAGATTGGGAAGCTACAGAAGAAAAGCATGAGGCTGCGTTTTGGAACTGGTGTTTAGGTGAGGGCTACCATAACGAGGATTACATCTTAGATAACTATGGCGATTTGTTTGAGAGTTTTGCAGACGGTCTTAACGAGGAGGACTTTGTATATGAGCCAGCAACAATACCAGGCTGAAGTAATGGACGAGTTAGAAATGCAGGAGTATAATACCAACTTTGGAATAGGAGATAGTAGTGTCAATTTACACGGTAGAAGAAATAGCAGCGCAGATGGGCAAGTCAGGTCGCTGGGTGAGGTATCTTTGCTCACACGGCAAACTAAAGGCCGTTAAGAAAGGCCATTCTTGGGTTATATTGGAGGCATGGAAATGATTACGCATTTGCAATTGGAAGACGGTGTTACTTTAGAAGTTGAATACGATTACGAGCAACCAACCTACGCTTACTTTGGTGATTTGGAAGCTTTAACAGAGCCTAGAGCAGAAACTAAATCAGCTTTGTTTTTGGGTGTAGATGTATTACCTTTAATTCGTGCATTAGGCTTGTATAACGAGCTTAACTTAATTTTAGTAGCAAATATGGAGGCAATAGATGAGTAATGTTTACAAAAAGCTTATGGACGCTAAAATCCAGCTACAAAACACCGAGCTTAAAAAGTCTGGTCATAACAAGTTTGCTGGTTATAGATACTTTGAACTTGGTGACTTCTTACCTACAATCAACACAATCTTTTGGAACTTAGGTTTGTGTGGCACTGTTAGCTTTACAGCCGACCTAGCAACACTAACCATCACTGACATAGATGATGGCTCACAAATAGTTGTTACTAGCCCTATGGGTAGCGCAGCATTAAAAGGCTGCCATGAGGTGCAGAATGTAGGTGCTGTTGAAACATACCAGCGCAGATACTTGTGGGTAACAGCTATGGAAATTGTGGAGCATGATGTATTAGACGCTGTCACAGGAACGGACACAGGCACACCAGAAAAAAAGCCTGAACTTGAGCTAAAGCAACCAGAGTTTAGCCAAGAGGAAATGGATATACTGCATGAGTTAGCAGATTCGTTTACTACATTTGTAGCTGACGGCAATCCGCAAGAGGCTAAAGTAACATGGGATTCACTAGACAATGACCAAAAGTTAGTCTTGTGGGGCTTATTAGATAGCAAGACACGGTCAACATTTAAAAAACATCAAAAAGGGAACTAACATGGCACAATACGAGCAACGAGATAACAGCGGCAGTCTTTTTAAGAACAACCGCAAAGAAAAAGAAACACATCCTGACTACACAGGTAACTGCATGGTTAATGGTAAAGAAATGCGTATGTCAGCCTGGTTAAAAGAAGGCAAGTCTGGCAAGTTCTTTAGCTTTTCATTTAGTGAGCCGTATGTTAGTGAGCCAGTTCAAGCTAACAAACCTGAAGACATTGAAAGTGACATTCCATTTTAAGAAAAGGGCGAAAGCCCTTCTAGGAGGCAATATGCTAAATATCTTACCGTATTATCCATCTGTAGGCATGATTAATGATTTAAGACTACTTTCACCACCTCCAGAAGGGGTCGTAGAGGCTCGTAGAGAGGCCGTAGAGCGATTAAAAATAGAACTTGATACAAAGTATCGTCTACATCCACAAAACTTCGTTAAACGGGCTAAAACAACATTATGAAAATACAATTAGACTTTACCGACCACGATAATTTGCTACTAGATATTCGTGAAGCTTTGTTTATAACTTTACTTAAAGCTGAATTAATGGACAGCGAGATGAGTTTAGAAAGGTCTTACCATAAAGATGACAAAGCTATGTTTAAGGCAAACATCAAAGCTTGTAAAGTTTTGTTGACTTACTACACAGCGGAGGTAGACCCTGAATGGAAAAGCTAGACGAAAAGAATGTAGAGAGTTTTGGCGAAGCTGTGCGTAGAATAGTCTTGAGTGTGCCTAATACGACAAACAGTAACTTAGGCCAGTTGATTGAGAATATCTACCTACGGTTTCAAGGGGAAGCAGAACGAGATGCTAGGGAGGCTAGAAACAAATGATTATTAATGTAAAACACATGAAAGAGAATGATGATGGCAGCGCTATCTGTGAAATAGACATGGATGACGATGCTAAACGATGGCTGATTGAGCGAGGTTTTATTGCCGTGCTAACAGAGGCATTAAAGAAAGACCCAGCCTGGTGGACTGAAGAAGACGAAAAACGCATGGACATAGTGGGTGCTAATGGCCCTACAGGAGAACACTATGAGTGATGGTATGTCAGAGCAAGCATGGGAAGAGTCTATGGATCAAGTAGACGCTTTAATGAAACAGGTGGGTGGCAATCACTACGCTAGTATGGCTATACAGCCAGTAGAGTTTATAGTGGCTAACAACCTAACTTTTCTTGAGGGTAATGTAGTGAAGTATATATCTAGGCATCATGCTAAGAACGGTGCTGACGATGTTAGAAAAGCTATACACTATTGTGAATTAATCTTACGGACGGTATACCATGATACAAACGATAATTAGTTATGTGCTGTGCTATTCAACAGCTTTTGGGCTGGGTTTAGCTTGTGGATTGTTTATTGCTTATAAAACAAGTAAGGCGTAGATTTGGTAGTTGTTACATGTAACGCAGAAAGCCGAAAAACTCGTTACTTACTACATCCTCTAATGTCGGCTTAACCGCCTATAAAACTATTTGTTCATTACATAGAGGGTAACCTCAAATCCGAATCTCATTTCGTGTGCTACTGGTTTAGTCCAAGCCATAATGTATCTCCTAATTTACAAAGCATACGAAATGTATACTGTAAGATACATAGTAACAGAATTAGGTTTTTTACACATCGGCAGAATCATTAGTTAGATCTAAGCCAAAGGATTAATATGACACAATACTCTTACAATTTAATACTTAGCGATGCTGAGATTAATTTAATAAATTATTTAATGCAAAATCATTTAAAAAAATTAAACAACAAAAAATTGCCAATACCAACATCAGAAAAAACATTAAAAAATAAATTAAATTTACTTATACCTAACATCAATTAAATCATACGGACTCATTTTTAATTGTTCTTTTGTAACTGGATAATTTTCAGCTCGTTGTTGAGGAGTCATATTCCATCTATTTTGAACAAGCCTAGATTGAGCTTCACCAGTTAAGTTGCTGTATACTTGATAAGGACTTAAAGCGTTTATCTGCTCATTTTTGTTTCTTATTTCACTAAATTCTTGAGCTTTTTTATAATCAGGATCAAGTTTTTTATACATTTTGTTTATTTGATAATTAACTTGAGATGGTTTTTTAAATAAAGCCGTTTCAACTAAAGAACTTGGAATTTGCTTTTCAGCTATGTAATTTTTATAAATTATGTCGTAAGCGTTACGAATATAATTGTCACGGTCATATCCAGGCTTTTTAGGCATTTGACCTAAAGAGCTTCTAATTTCATCGCTGTGTTTATAAAAATCTGCTGAACGATATAGTTCGCTAGGTTTGTAAGACGGTTTATTTAAAATTCTAACTAAATCTTGTATTCGTTTTTGCTTATAAAGTTCGCTTAGTTCTGGCTTTGCTTGTTCTATGTTTGACAAAGCTGGCATATATTCTTGTTTTGTTTTTTCAAAAACTTCATTTAAAAATTTTTGAGTATTTTGATTTCCACCTTCTGGCAAGCCTTGAGCAGTTTGAATATAATGCTGCGCTTCGTGACCAATAACATCTGGAGTAAAATTATAAACAGTTTTATGTCCCCCATATTCGTCAAATAATTTTTCGTCTATTCTGTGTTCTGGAGCTATACCCATATCTCGCCTAGTAACATCCATATATGAATAAGGTTTGTCGGTAGGAGATATAGCGACGCCTTTTAATGCAGGTTCTGCTTTATATAAATTTGGATGTTCTAGTATGCTTGGTAATGGAGCATAATTCCAATCAGTTTGATTCATTGGATTTACTTTTGCCATAGAATCATCTATCTCTAAATTTGGTTTATCGCCAAACTTAAAAGTAATTCCTCCTCCAGGAACTCCACGGTCTGCTACCATTTTTGATGTTTCAGCCCATATTTGCTCGTCTGGAACTCTAGCTTCTTTTAATTTTTTTGCATAATTTAATACTTCGCCAAGCCCTAAATTATCAATACCTTTAGTGCCAACAAACATTCCAACAGCGCCTTTTTCAACAGGCTTAATAGCCGTTGCGCCCAATCCACCACCCATCATGTTTAAACCAAAATTTAGCGCCTCTTGCACACCTTGAGGGGAATCAACATCAATTTCGCCTTTCATAGCTCTGTATGGGGCTGACAAAGCATCTATAAGGCCTTGTGCTACAGTAGGCACGCCAAAAGACACTTCTTTTGTTTTAATGTCTTTTTTAAAAGGCAACAAATTACCTCTTATGTATTGAGGCTCGCTTGATGATGTGCGTAAAGCTTTTGCCAAGGCTTGATTTTTATCTGCCATTATCGTCTTTCCAATTCAAGTATATATTTACCAAGCTTTGCTGTGTCCTCTTTGCTTAGACACATACCACCATCAACCTTTTGGACGTTGAGGGTCGGTTTGAGGGGATACGGCTTTGGCATGGTAGTCGTGCAAGCTATCAAAGTGCTGCTCAAACCAATCAGCAGGAGCTGCCTCAATTTGCTCACTCTCTTGTTGCACATCTTTCTGCTCCCTTTTAGCTACCCACTCTTGGTAAAAGGCAAGTAGTCTGTTAATGATGTTTAATAAGGCGTTCATTTGTCTGCTGTAAACACGCCTAGAGCGCCTATAACGCTTAAACCGAGTGCGACAATAGCTTCACCTTGCTCTGGTGATAAAGTCAAGCCTACGGCTGTTAAAAGGGCTACTAGACCCCTCCATGTAGATGATTCTTTGCCACGAGCTAATAAAAATGCTTTCATAACTACTCCTTAAAAGGTTTGTAAGATGGTTTGCCGTTCATAAAGGTTGCTGTTAAGAATTGCTGACGCATTTTAGGGTCAAACGATACATGAACCCATGCGCCTTCCTCAATAACTTGATCCACTTTAATGCCAGACTTAAATAAAGCTTTTACTACATCAATAGGCTTGCCAAATCCAGCACAAGTAAAGTCAGCAGCTAGACCGTCCATGTGAGCAGAGTTGACAGAACCGCCTATCTTGCGATTAAGCTCCATGCAACGAAAGGCAGAGCTAATCCGTAATGGATGGCCTAAGAATGTGCGTATTTTCTCAAGGTTGTCAGCTAGTGTTTTAAGGTTGTTTTTAACTGCTTGGGATGGGTTGTTGTTTATGCCGTTGCGAACTGCTGTTTGTGAGAATGTTAACTCTTCAAGCGTAAAGTGATCGCTCAACTTCATTTAAGATTTTCCAACTTGTAGATTAGGCTCAAGAACTCACCTACTACCTCGTCCACGATATTCTGTAATGCAGAGTCATCTTTAGGTATGCACTTGTAACGGTTTTTTTCTATGTAGGCTAATTTGTCAGCTATGCAGTATAGAGGCTCTTTATACTTCTCTTCTTCAGTCAGTATGGGTATCTCTTTAATGATCCCATGACGGCCTTGATAGGCCTCTGTTAGTTTGTCTGCTAACTCTGCTATGTCTTCATAGAAGTGGCCTAAAGCTTTGTGTTGAGAATAACTTTTAGTGCGTAGGTGTTCTCTGTGTGCTACATCTCTAGCTAAAAACAATGTTGCTATAAATTCACCAATCATATCTCATCCTCAATATCAATAATTCCAATTAAATCTGGGTCAAAAACATTACACTCATGGCAGACATGAAAGTCTATGTCAGCATCGTCTATCTCATAAGGCTCACCGCAACACTCACATAGCTTAATCTGTTTCATATTTTACCTACAAAAAAAGCCCCGAAGGGCTAGGCATACTTACTCTTAAGGTATTTAAGTGTTAGTGGCAATTCGTCAAATCTGCCATCCTCTACATCGTATAACATATAGCACCCACGAAAGTGATTGTTACCTTGAGCGCCTAAGTAGTCCTCATTATGCTCGTAACACGATCCGCAAATAATGGCTGTCATCTCTTGGCCGTTAGCTTTCATAGCATAAGAAATTTGTCTGCCTTGTTGGTGGCCAGCAAAGCAACTCATGTGCTTTTTAGATAGTAGTGCTGCACTAGAGCCAATAGGTCTACCCATAGCGCCAGAGGTAAAGTAGTGAGCATAAGCTATGCCGTCTATCGTTATAACCTCTAAGAATGGTATAACTTCCCAATCTTGGTAAGGCAAGTCATCAATAGAGATAAGGCCGTCTAGCTTCCTATCCTCGTTAATAGCACGATTAATACGGTCTTCATGGTTTCCAAGCGTTAGCACCATACGAGGTTTGTATTGCTTGTGCTTAAAACTTTTAGCTTGATTGTTGTAGTCATATATAGGCTGTAGAAGGGCATCCATAGCCTCTCTAGCAGCCCAAATATCTTTTTGGTAGCTACGACCCTCAAATGACTTTTTACCCACATCATAAGAAGAAAGAGACTCCATATCAGCGAAGTCTCCTATACATATAATTACATCAGGCTTTTTGTCTACAAGGTATTTACCTATGCAGGTTAGGAATGTAAAGTCATTCCCATCTTTAGCCTGGACATCAGGCAACACGAAGTGTGTCTTAGTGGGTTTTGTCAGGAAGCTCATAATATAGTTGTAAGTCCTCATCAGAGAAAAGCACCACGCAAGTGCCATCCTCTGTATACATTACAAACTCATCGTTGTCAATACCTACTTCTTCAATTCTTTGACCTACTAACTTGTCAAATAATGCCTCTAATTTTTGTTGTTGATTCATTTGTCAGCTTTGTGATCTAGCTTCTCAAATATACGGTTAAGAACAGCCTCTAAACGATCTAGCCTGGCCTCTAAGTCTTCTTTACGGACATAGAACGTAGGTAAGTCAACCTCGATGGCTTTTACATCACGTTTAAGGTCTTGGACGGCATCCCAGAGTTGTCTAGCAAACCAGCCCAGAACAGAAAGAACAGTGCCACCTACTATGTTGATTAAGTTCTGGGTTTCCATCGTTATTCCTTAACTTCGTCTTTAGGTAATTGAGCATCTGCTTGAGATTTAATTTTATTCAACAATCCCCAAGCTCCTGTCTTTGTAGGTAAATCACCTAAAACAGATAATATGCCGTTAATTTCTTCTACTGTTAGTGTTAATGTTATATCCATGATTTCTCCTTAAAAGGCTAATAGCCGAGGTATATTATATACCCCAGTAGACCGCCTAGTGTAGTAGCCACAGCATCCCATACATCTGGAGTGTGATTATCCTTATGAAGGTAATCGTATATCTCTTTACCTACAGCGCCTATGATGGCTAAAGCTAAACCGTAGCCAACTAAGTTACCTATTGCAAACAAAATAACGCCACCTAAACAATGGTAAACTTTATCGCTAGGTATTGCGTTCAAAAAAGCTAAGATTTTTTCTATCATAATTATCCTTAAATACTTGTTACACGTGAAAGTTCAATCAAATAAGTGCCGTCAGAGATAAAGCTTAGTGTGTTAAATTTACCAGTACCTGACGCTACAATTGTGCCATTAGATTTAAAGCCTGTACCAAACGTAATGGTGTATGACGATGAGTTTACCGTTGCAAGAATTAAAGCTACCATAGTGCCAGCAGGAGGCACGGTTGATGTGTAAGTAGCAGTAGCGTTAGGCGTTACTTTAACAGTTTGATAAGTGCCAAAAGCCATTGCTGTAGTGCCAGCAGCAGGGTTAGAATAACCGCCTGTAAATACACCAGCAATAGACAAGTTGCTATTAGCATCTAGCGACATTGATGTGGTAAACGTAATAGCAGTACCTGCTGTGCCTGAAGGGGCTGTAATCCAAGAATGAACCCCTGCATTTTGAGCATATCCTGAGGCTGGATTGGTAGTTTTATAAATGTTGTTTGCGCCATTATTATAAAAGTTTTGACTAACAAAAATAGCAGAAGAACTTCCAGAATATAAACTTCCACCTAGAACTTCAAATGCTTTAAATGAACTACCCCACCCGCTAGGAGTTACACCTAAACCTAAAATTCCATATTCGTCTAACGTCATGCTCCTTGCAGAACCAGTAGTATCCCACCAACTATAACCACCACTTGCACCTTTAAAGGCTAATTTACCGTTTTCAACAAAAAGACCGTAAGTATTTTCAGCTAATTGTATTGTTGGGGATGCAAATGTACCGTAACTTCCTGCAACAAATCTTCCACCAACAGATAAATTTGCACTATTATCTAATGTCATTGATTGGGTAAATGTTATAGTGTTACCTGCCGTTCCTGATGGAGCTGTAAGCCATTGGTGCTGACCATCTACTTGGCCATAAGCCGTGGAAAAACTTGAAGCTATATATTTATTATTTGTGCCATCAAAGTAAAAATTAGCACCTAAATATGTATCATTAGCGTTGTTGTTATATAAGCACGAACTAGATATTTGCAAAGCCTTGAAACCACTATTCCAAGCACTAGGTATTATGCCAATACCTACGTTACCATTGTTATCAATAATTTGACGTAAATTTGTATCGCCATCAGCTAAAACAATGTAATTAGATAAAGTGCGAATATCTAATCCTGATCCATTGCCATCATAAACGCCAATAATAGTGTTTTTAGCGCCAGTAGTAATGGCTGCTCCAGCACCAAAACCAATTGCAGTATTATAGCCACCTGTGGTGATAGCACCTAAAGCACCTACACCAAACGCTGTATTACCTGCAATACTGCTGTTACCCAAGCCTACTGTTAAGCCATGCACCGTAATGTCGGTAGAGAACACAGATTGACCGTTGGCATCTGTCATTAGCTGGAAGCTAGTGCCATCGTAGAATACCTCTACAACAGATCCTAATGAAATACTACCAGAAGCCAATGCAGAACCGTCAGTGCTGACAATTGGTTTAGCACCAATAGAGTTAATGTTTAGCGTACTAGCACCAGTGTTACTATTAGCCGCAATAAAGCGAAATAATTGACCCACAGCATAAATAATCATAACCATGCTTGCAGAGCCTA